ATCTTATTCGCTTCTTGATAACCCTGGAGAGGGTTATTGTATAATTTTAGCCTATGCGGCTATGGTAGAAAACGGGGCGGTGTTTCGACATATGCCCTCTTACGCTCTTGAAACTAGAGCGGCTAAACGTAAAGAATTTAATCGCTCTTTACATGCTGTGTTCGTTGACTTACATCAAGCTCTTGCTCAATATTACGTGATGGAAGAAAAACGGACAAATATTTTAGTAAGTCCTTATATTCTTGCAAAATCTTATGATTTGAATAATGAAAATTACAATGTTTATGAGGCCGATTATTTACCGGGTTCTAAGATCGACAAAGAAGATTGGGAAGACATGAGACAATTGGTATTTTACATATGCCATAATCTTTCCAATTTTTCTCCTGAAGATTTCAATTGGGAAAAGATATTGAAGCCGAGATCTTTATCAGAATTAGCAGTGAGGAAACTCATGTCCATAGCTTATGGGCGTGAATATCCTCAAGCTTTATTAAATCTGAAAGATTATAAAGGTGACGGACCCATCGGTTTGTTGAGTGGCTATGGCGAATATGCTCACATGAGATTAGTTGTAAAGAAAAATCGAAGCGTATGGCCTTCTCTTCGCTCGTCGAAAATTGATTACAAGATCGCTGCTTTAGGAATTTATAAGGAAACTCCTGATGTATCACACCTTTCTAATCCTAATAGGAAATCTAAAGACAATGCAGGTAACGTTAGCAAAAACAAGGAAGGAGGGGATAAATCAAAGGAAGAGAACGAGGAGAAGAATGATGGAAAGAATAAGCAGAAGGAAAATGGAGATGATAAAAATCAAAATCCAGAAGAAAATAAGAATAATGGAAGTTATAAACTTAATTTTAAAAATGATTTCATCCTATCGAACAACCTGATAGAACATCTACACGAATTTTGTAATTATGAAGGACCGGAAAAAGAGAATGTCAAACCATATCCTCACCCTAATTTAAGAGCTTTATCTACTGCTTATCATAATTATAGCATATTAAGTTGCAAAAATAATGTAGTAGATCATGCAGCTAAAAGACCAAACGCTAATACTCCAAAACTTAGTAACAATCGTATAATATGGAGAACTAGGCCAAATATGTGGAGTCTCGATATGGACTACGTTATAAAGCATGCTGATGTTAAATTTGATGATAAAGATGCTGTAGAGATCGCTAAAGTGAAGAACGGTTATGATCATGTATTAACAGACGTTATCTACTACTTCGACAACGCTTATTTTAACAATTTCTTAGAGAATGCATTAACCGATAGCTCTTCAACTAAAGATGGTAATACAATCTTTGTTAATTATATTAGATATCCAAATAAACCTGGCATATACCATTATGATAACAACGAGGGTTATGCAATTGTAACAGATTCAGGAATGGTCAGGTCATATGTGAAAGGCAACCCAAATCATTATGAACATATGGTAAGACATTTAAACCCAGGATTATATAGATATTCACAAAATGTCGTCATAAGTGTAGCAAGGATCATGAGATACGAGAT